CGTTATCGCCTTTGATGCTAAACGAGACATGGAGATGATGGCGATGCTTGTTAATCCCAGTATAAGTTCTCCAGCGCCAAGCGCTTTTGGCGCTTGCAATTTTGCCGTCAAAGATGAGATACGAGATGCGCTTATCAGACTTTGCCAATAGACGAAGTTGATCCGCCACATCGGGCATGAAGTCGGGCTTAGGTCTGCCGGATAGATCGCGGTCAATGTCAATGGCACGAACCCAGCCTTCGCCATCTGGATTATGGTCAGACTTACGAGCTGAATGCCGACTATCGCCGATCCAGCCGTCTGAGGTGCGATCACGATCGCCGAAGCAGTCATCGAATTGCTCACGAAGTTGTTGTCCGGCTTTGCATAACTTAGGCTTCATCTGTCGACTTCTTACGCTCTAAGTCGCAACCTTGGCAGTTCCATTTATATGTATCGTTTAGGAATAATTCTTTATGGCCGCACTCTGGGCGAGGAGCAATAAAGGCATCTGCTTCAGCGTCATAAATAAAACCTCTACCAGCAAAGTTATAGCGTTGGTTGCTGTTGTATGAAGTTTGCACCCAAGTACCGCCAAGGTTATCAACTAACCATTTGTAACCTTCATCGCCATTTGGATCGTTGTTATCTCCAACTAAAACTCTAAGAACTGTGTTGTTTTGATCTAGTTCAGCCCAATGACTCATATTAAACCGCCGTCTTTAAGTAGCGAACAATAATGAAACCGCCTGCGCCGTTGTAACCGTAGAATGGAGATGCTTGATCTCCACCGCCACCGCCACCGCCTGAGCCTGTTGTCGCTGTTGCGTTAGATCCGTTTGGCCCTGATGTTGCTGAACCAGCACCACCGCCGCCAGCACCACCGGCTGCGCTGTTACCGCTACCACCTGCACCGCCTGAGCCACCGCCGCCACCGCCTGCAATGAAACCACTTACTCCTAAACCAACTACTGATAGCCAACTAGAATAACTGTTAGTTCCAGCGCCACCAATACCGCCGTTATTTGTTACGCCACTGAGGCCCGCAGTTCCAGCGCCGCCGCCACCAGCGCCGCCGCCAGTGCTTTTATTTCCACCAGCATTTCCTTGACCAGAAGTTGCAGATCCGCCCGTTGTGTAAGAGTTACCCGCTCCACCGCCTGAGCCGCCGGTCGAAGGACTGTTGCCTGAGTTACCGCCTGCGCCAACTCCGCCGCCTTTTGATGCGCCTAAAGTTTGGAAGGTTGTATCTCCGCCAATAGATCCAGTTTGTTGACCAGTTCCACCAGTTTGACCCGGCCCACCAGCGCCAATAGTGCAAGAATAATTACCTGTCGCTAAAGACTGTGAACTAAACAACTGAACTCCGCCAGCACCGCCACCGCCTGCGACATAGAGTCCACCGCCGCCGCCGCCACCGATAACTAGCACATCTGCCGTTAAGGCAGTAGAGGTAATTCCTAAAGTGCCGTTAGCGGTAAAAGTTCTGTAATAGTAGGTTGAGTCAGAAGTTAAAGTTCCGCCTGTTACTACTGGCTTAGGGCCAGTACCGCCTAAAATACCGACAGAGGTGTTAGCGATCATTAACCAATAGCCCCTACGACATACCAAGCGTCAGTCCCAGTTTTAATTAAAGCGCAAGACTTGTACTGAGCAAGGGTAGGAGAAGCCGCAGTTGCGCCAGAGGAAAGAACAGTTGTCGTTCCTGAGGTAACTGCTGAAATAGTGCAAAGACCCGCGCCTATGTTAAGAACTGTAATAACTGTCCCGATAGGGTGAGCAACAGAAGCGTTAGTTGGGATCTTAATCGCGTTAGCCGAAGCGTTGCTTTGAGTAATTAAGGTCTGGTAAGAGTCATTTAAGACGGTTGTGTAGGTTGTGCCTGTCTGGGCGTTAAGCGTGAACGCTACTAGCCCGTTAAACATAGCCGCGCTTAGGACATCGCCTGTTGCTGCTGGAAAGCCTGTTGCCATTTATATCTCCTAGTACGCCATTATGTTAGTGCCGATTATACCCGATACAGCCGATCCGATGATGAACCCTTCCACTATCGGCTCAAGCGTGGTCACAGTTACGCTCATGGCATTTGGCGTGATGTTCCATGAGAGTCCCTGCGCTTGTAAAGTCTTAACAATAGTCGAGCCATCAGGCTGAACATTTGTGATCTTTAGATTTGAGAAGTAGTCCAGACCAAGCATCGTGGCAGTAGGTACATCTGGGTCGAGTAGATCGACCGTCATGGCATCTATGCGGATCGTAGTCTCTTTGCGAGTTGCCACATAGATTTTAGCCACATTGAGCGCATCTGCATCAGTCTGGAGAACCAAGTTGTTCTCGTTGATCTGATGAGGGAAGTACTTGGCAATACTGGCTGAGTCCTCGGCTACTTGCTGAGTTCCGCCGTAGCGAGTCATGCCGGCTGAGTTGATAATCAACTTATCATCGAAGGCGAAGGTTAGGTTTGTGTAAGGGATACCAGTTGTCTGGTTGAACTCGATCGGAGTCTCGCCATACTTCTTTATTACATTGGTGCGGTTTAGGAATACCGCTGTTCCCTCTGTGTCGATATAGAACGCGCCTTGTTCAGAGAACTCTGCATTCTTGAGAGCATCAAGGGCTGTGCGAGATGTCGCAGGATCAGCAATACAGGTAGTGTTACCTGTGTCGATCGTGCGCATAGATGTAGGCCATTGGACTTGATCTAGGATCTTGCCAATGCGTGTGCCTGTGTCCTGCCCGGCAGTTGCGCTTGCGACTGTAGTAATCCCAGCCTGCTGCATAAGTCTAAAAGCATCAGAGCAGATGATATCGACATAACCTGTCTCTTGGTTCTGAGGATAGGTGTATTTATAGTCTGTCGTATAGCCAGAGAATAAGAAGTAACCAACTCCGCCTACTGTTGCTGAGATGCGCAACTTGCGTAGTGGAGTCAAGAAGCCGTAATAAGGGCTAGAAGTGTTCTGCGGGTTGAAGTAAGAATTAGGATCTAGAACTCTAACTGTTGCGCTACCAGCCTCAAAGGTATCGCGCATGATGTTGCGACCTCTGCGAATACTTATTGAGCGAACATCTGGAGTCAGATCAACTGTAGGTTCTGGAGTAGTTGTCGCAGCTAGTGTGCCTGTGCCTAACTTGCCATATTTGGCATCGCCAATGGTAAAAGGGAAGCCAAAGGTAGCGCCAGAGGTGAAATCGAATGAGACGGCTATCTGAGCAGGTAAAGTCATGCTCCGAACGACCCGCCTTGACGGAATATGGAAGCGAACTTAGCTGAGAGTGAAGCATCGAGCAGAGTATCGCGCAGAACATCTTGCAGACCTTCTTGGGCAATAATTGAGCCAGCGTTTACATTGACTGTGAACTCCACGCCTGCTGCGCTGGTCTGTGTCGATCCCTGCGGCAGAGAGTATTGCTGACCTGTAACGCCATAACCTGAAGCCATTGACATAACTGGTGCAACTGTTGGGTTTGAGATGCGGCGAACCTGCGCTTCGATCATGTCTAAATATGACTTCCATGCTGTAAATGGGTTCTTAGCATCTGGTAGAGATGCAAGGTAGGCGGCTAATTGCTGTGATAATCCTTGAGACTTGGCAAGTTCTCCAGCTAGTTTAGAAGCCTCTGAAGTATTGCCGGTAAGGATAGCCAGTTGCAGTTCAAGTCGGGTTCTTTCCTCATCTGTAATCTTGCCTTTAAGTGCTGCGATAATCTGAGTCTGTTGCTGATCAAAGATAGTGCCAGCCTTCTTTAACGCTTCTGCTTCTTTAGCGGCTTTTAGTTCAGCCTTTTTAGATGCAAGCAATTTAGCCTGTAAAGCGTTTTCCTTCTTGTATTGGTTAATCCGATCCCATGCAACCTTCTTGTTAACCTCTGACTGAATTGAAGGAATAGATCCCATAAATGGCGCAGATTTGCCAGCGTTCTCGCCTAAAGACTTAGCTGCGGCTAAGTCTCCACGAAGGATCGCTAAGAATTGACCGATGCCGACTCCGAAGTTTGTTTGGAATGTAGCGGCTTTTTTGGCAAGGCTATCTATAAAGTTTAAAGTGTTATCAAAGCCCTGAGTGCCGCCGCCGCCAATAGCTGTAAGGCTATCTAAGAAGCCTTTACCTAAAGTCTCGTTTGCATTAGCAATAGCCACATTTAAGCGATCAAACTTTCCTGAATATGTATCAACTGCAACCGCAGCTTGACCACCAAATAAAGAGTCGATCCGCTTTTGAACATCTTCAAACTTCATGGCTTTTAGTTCAGCCTGAGTTAATCCCAAACCATATTTAGCAAGTGCGCGAGTTTGTCCTACATAACCTTTTGAAAGATCCCCGGCTACGGTTACAACATTTTCACCACTTGCTGCTGCAAGATCGAGTGCGGTACGCAGTAAAGACTGAGACTTAGCAACATCGCCAGTAGTAGTTAGTAAGCGTTGGAAGGCTGGTCGAAGTTGATCGTCTAGGACTCCAAACTGCTTCTCTAGATCGGCTATAAAGCCTTTGACTGCTGGATCAGCGTAGGCAAGTCCTAGATTATCTAAAGACCGGCTAAGAACCTTTGCTGCTTTATCATCTGCGGCGAAGGCTTTTGCTGCGTTAAATTGAGCCCGAGCCAAACGCTGAAAAGTGAATAATCCTAGGTAGGACTTAGCAAGTGTCTTGACTTGATTATTAAGTCCAATGGTTGACTTGGCGGCATCGTTAAAGGCTTTCTTGCCAGAAAATACCGAAGCAATATCTATCTTTAGATCAGCCATTACTTCACCTTAGTCTTTGCTTTAAACTCAATGGCAGAACTGCCTATGGCTTTTACTACTGCTGCTGTGACTTTGCCTTGATCTTCTGCGAAGGCTCTAAAGATTACGCGACCAGTCATCTTGCGAGACACGCGACCGCGTTGCCCTTGCTGTCTTGGTCGAGCATTGACTAACTGACCAGTTGCGTTCGCTCTTTCGATGAACTGCTTGCCAGCGTTAGGGTTAAGCGATTTGTTAATCTCTTTACCAGAAGCCCAAACATCTGTTATATCGCCTACACCGAAACGACCACCGCTATAGCCGCGTGTTCTGCCGCCTAGTGGTTGACCGCTAGGGTTCTTGCGCCCTGCTGTCTCGTAGATCGCTCCGCCGGCAGAAGTGTTGACAATGCGAGCCAAGGATACGAAACCGCGTTGATTAGGTTTAGATGGTCGTGTTGAGTATTTAACGCCGCGCTTGGCTTCACCCTGATCGTATTTAGGGAACTCACGATACTTAGCCGTATCGCTTGATGCAATAGCTGAAGTCCAGCCAGATAGCATCGCAGTGTTAGATGGCAAGAACCCACGCGCACGATTAGTAATCGGCTTAAGTGCAGCCGACATTTCTTTAGTGGTTTTCTTGGCTAGATCAGGCTCAAAGTCTTTAAGGGCTTTGCGAAGTTTATCTGCGCCTTTTAACTCGACTGGCATCGCTCTGCTCCTTTGCTCTGTCCTTCAGGGCTTGAAGTAAAGTCCTGAACATCGTGTGATCTAGTTCAATTAAAGTTTGGGGCGAGAGTCCTGTCTCAAGCGATAGTCTCGCTACGAGATAGGTGAAGGACTCCCGCGTTACTCCAAAGGGTCATCATCGAGAACCTCGACTCGCGTCAATGTCTCAAGGAATGACTCTCCGAAGGGTTTTACGGTTTCACCCGACCGACGAATAGACTCCCAGCAAAGCCAATAAACATCGCTCTGCTTTTCATCATCTCTAAAGGCTTTGTGGAAGCCCTTCTTTGCATACTGCTCGAAGGCATACTCGATCGCCGGAGTGATCTGATATTCGTTAACGCTTCCGTCTGCCCTTGTCACCTTTAGTTTTGCCATGCTTTTGCCCCTTAGTTAGTTATTACGCTGTTGTAATTGCTACTGTGCCGTTGACATTCCAAGTTACTGACTGAGTGCCAAGGTCTGCAACTGAACCGTTAATATCGGTTGTGTTGTTGACTAGGCAAGTCATTGTGTAAAGTGGGTTTGTCGCTGAAGTAGCAGCTGAAGTTTGCTTAAGTGTGACTGTTACTGATGTACCCCACGCAGCTTGCAAAGTTGCTAGAACATTTGCTGATGCTGTGTCATTTAGGAAGTCAATAGTTAGAGATGATGCTTCTAAGCCCTTTACGAACTTATGACCGCTATCGCCCATTGCTGTAACTTCGAGTTCATCGAAAGTACGGTTGAGAGTTACTGATGTGACATGGTTTGAGAGGTCAACCGAGTTAACAGTAACCACTACTCCATTGTTTAGAAATACTGCCATTTGGTTTATTCCTCGTCTTTCTTATTAGATGGTTTTGGTGCTGATGGAGCAGGAGTCTGACCAATTTTGATCAGGAACTCTGCTTGTTCTTTTTCCCATTCATTCATGGTTTAACTCCAACTCGTTAGGACTGAGACTTGCAGGGAGCAAGTCAGTAGATCGCCTGATGCGGCATTGAGAACGCTAGGTGCGCTCACATCTCCCACATTATAGACGATCGAGGATGCCGCTAGTTTGTTAAACACTGCTACTAGCATTTCCTCAATTCCGTTTAGGTTGCCCTCGTTATCGAGCAGAGGCACAAAGATGTTGATATTAAAATTAGCAAGTGGCGCGATGGTGTTGTAACTGTTATTAGAAGGAGTTACATAAGGATCAGAAGGGCTGATCACTACGCTGTTGACGATAGGCGTTGCTGGTGGGAATGAGAATACTGACCAGAGTGAGTTATCGACTAGCGCTGCTGCAATAGTGGCGCGAAGTGTTGAGATCGCTGCCATGGTTAGCCAACCATCGAGCCGGGCGCTAAGTAAGGTGCTAGTAATCCACGAACGCGAGCAAGTAAAGTGTTGCCCATTCTGTAAGGGCTAGGTGCATACCCATCAACTGTAACTCCGCCGCTTGATGGTGCTTGGCGGCTTTGCCAGATGTCGATCGAGATCATCAGGCTTGCTTCTTGGATCGCTGGGATCGTTGCATAGTCCACATAAGTGTCCGCAGCCGCTG